CCACAAACAAAAATACTAAATCAAATGAATCTATCAATCTTAGACGCTGTGTCAAGAACCATTCTCTCCTTTCATCAAAGCTTGGTGGAAGATGCACACTTAGTCGAAAGCAGAGAAGTTAAAAGTTTCCTCTTCATCTTCTTCGATTGAAATTGGTTTCGGCGACGGTATAATTTTTAAGCTAATCAAAGACCTTAGCAATTTTTGGACTTTAGAGTCCACAGGCAAAAAATAATCCCCTGACAGCACCTGATTCATTGTGAATTTCACTTGTTTTTGGAAGTTATTTATAAAATCATCCCAAAGAATAAGATCCTCATAATTGCATAATTGACTATCAGTGTTTTTTACTTCAGCAAAGAGATCAGCTTCATCTATTAGGTTGTCCATGTCATTTGTATCGTCAATCATTCTCATGTATTCTGAGTCTAAATCATCATCTTGTATGGTGTCTCCGACAGTCAATGATATTATGTCTAAAATTTGATCATCATCCATATTGTCACATTCCCAAAAATCATCCTCTAAATCTTGGAATGCTTCTTCATCAGTGATTTCCTGTCCTTGAGTTGTAGCATACAAATTTCTTATTTTCTTTCGTGTGAACAACTTCAATCTGCTTAATCTGTCCAATAAACTATCTTGACAAAACTGTCTGACTGTGTTCGTTTCAGCACAATCTGCGATTTTTATTAGCGTTTCTCTTGCTCTATTAGCATCTAATCTATATTTGCAATCACCGTTTCCTGGAGCAGCTGGCTTAAACCTGATAGATTCTGCTTTTAGACTGCCCCATTTGTTTACTGCTCTAACCTCTAGCTCTAAAATGGACGCATTTTTTATTGTTACCTCAGTTTCATAATTTATGCCTCTTCTGTCTTCTGTGTAAGACAAAGGTTTGAGAGGAGCTCCCTTTGTGGTCGTGTAGTGAGCTTGATTTTTAAACATTCTAACACCTTCATTAGTGCTCAATTGACAGTCTTTGTTAATTTTTAATATTTTTAAGACCTTTGTGAGCAAATTCATGTGTTGAGTGATTTCTTGAGGTTTTGAACTAGAAACTTCCAATAATGTACTATCTTGGCACTTTATAAAGAAGTTCACAGATTTTGACTTTACAAAAAACATTCCTCTGCCTGCCCATCTTGCCCTGTCGCCTTCTATCACCTTGGTTTGAGGTGAGATGTAAGTTATTATAAACCCTGTGGAATAATTTAACAGTACGTTTTCAACTTCTGAACTGTTGTCATTCAACATGCAAGAACCAATGGTTAGAAGATTTTTCAATCTTTTTGGTAAGAATCTAACTTCTCTTTCTGTCCTTGGTTTCAAAAACAAATCTTTGTTCTCTTCTATTATCTCCCTACATTTCTGCAAACCATCACTTCCGTCACAGTCAACCATGGCCCTGATAGCTGGATGTATTGATATGTAAGGGAAAAGTTGTTTTTCCACATCTGTGAATTTTCCGAGATCAGTCTTGGAATAAACTTCACTCGGTCTTATTAATCTGGAGTCCTTTTCTTGGCAATATTCTAAACAGCTGAGGTATGATGATATTATTGTGCCTTCTTTTCTGCCAGCATGCATGAATGTTATTGTTCTATCTTTGTCTGATTCTGTTGTTAATAATCCCATTATGGTCATGTGAACGTTGCCTTCTACTCCCAATAATTTCAAATTTCTGACGGTCTTAGCATAATCATCTCCTAGCCAGCTAAAAACTTTTTGGTACTCTTTGAAAGCCACTTCATTCTGAACTTTGTCATAACCATTGAATATTGAAAACCACAAAAACTTAGCTGCCGACATCAAAGGAATTTCTGTTTCACTTCTAGACTTAGGGAATCTGATTTTCACTGGAACTTTTCTTCTTCTTCCTATCGGTAGCAAATTTTCATTGTACAAAGATAACATTTCAAGAATAGTTTCAGCATATGGTTCTACTGGACATTTTGATTCTTTTTCCGTGCACATG